CTTTGCATTACAATATAAATAACAACAATGCAAAAATATAAAAAGTATTTGAAATAAACAATAGTATGAGGAAAAACAAAGAAAAAATGACCCTACGGGGCTACTATGAAGGGTTACCTGATGCAGAATGCCCTAAAACAAATTTTGTAAATTCGATTGTTGCAAAGACTGGTGTTTCTGCCACTACTGTTAGAAATTGGATATTCTATGGAATGAAACCAGCTAACGACAAACACATTAGTGTACTTGTAGAGCTTACAGGAATACCAGCAGAAGAGTTATGGGCGAAGTAGAATTCTATATATTTGACGGAGAACTTTGGTGTAAATCCGAAGATGGTAAAAATCAAATTGTAAACGAGTCTAATACTGGACTTATAGGTTCTGTATTAGGACAAATCATAGAGTGTTATCCTGCTGCTTATAAGGCTCTTTCTAAGGAATATTCAAGAAGTAGCGCAAATGTCCCTTATTATCAGTATTTGATGGTTAGAAGATTTTGCAAATGTAATTTTGGGAAATTGGATTGTACATCATCTGATATTGATACAAGTGGAAGATACCACTTTGAAAAAGTTGATTGTCCTTTAAGAGGAGAATGCAAATACGAGGGAGTTATCTGTTCCCCAAAGTTCAATTCCAAATTATCTGAACAAGAGTTGCGAGTAATGAAACTTGTTTACAAAGGCATTAGCAAGGAAGAAATTGCAGAGCAACTTTACATATCGCCTTACACGGTTAAGAACCATATCAAGTCGGTTTACTTGAAATTGGGAATACATGAAAAGTCTGAATTTATTCAGTATGCGAATAATAATAATTTGTTTAATTAAACACACTAAGAGCAATGAGTTTATTTAAGAAGCCTTCGGAGTTGGCTATTAACTCCACAATTAAGGTGCTTATCTATGGAGCACCTGGTATGGGAAAATCTACATTAGGTTTATCAGCACCAAGTCCAGTTTTGTTGGATTTTGATGGCGGCGTACAACGTGTAAATGGAGCTTTCCAAGTCCCAACACTGCAAGTTGAAAAATGGGACGATGTTATCGCTGCTCTCAATGAGGACTTGTCTGAGTATAAGACAATCGTTATTGATACAGCAGGCAAGGCTCTCAATTTTATGTCAGCTTACATCATTAAGAATGAGCCAAAGATGGCAAAGCGTGATGGCAGTCTTTCACTTCAAGGATTTGGAGCAAGAAAGAATATGTTTATCAACTTCTTGAAGCAGGTGAGCATGATGGGTAAGAACCTTGTTTTTATCGCCCACGAACGAGAGGACAAAGATGGAGAACAAAAGATTGTTCGTCCAGAAATGGGTGGCAGCTCTGTTGGTGACCTTATCAAGGAATTGGACTTGGTAGGATATATGCAAGCCTACGGAGAGAAGAGATATGTATATTGGGGTGTGAGCGAAAAAGCATACACCAAGAATACTTGCAATCTCCCGAATGCAATGGAAATTCCTACAATCATTAACGAACAGGGATCTGTTACAGGAGAGAACAGTTTCCTTACTAATATCTTTGATAGCTACCACGGCTACTTAAAGAACGAGAGAGAAATTCGTAAGGAATATGACGAACTGATTGAGTCTGCTAAGGAAGAAGTTGAAGCCATTGTTGATGCGAGCACTGCCAATGATTTCTGCAAGTCCTTTGCAGAAACAAAGCAGATTTGGGATAGCAAACTTAAGATTGGTTTGCTCGTCAAAGCAAAGTGCGAAAAACTGGGTTTGAAGTTTGACAAAAAGAGTAAGATGTATGCTTAAATACAGATTTTATGCTACTCTGCTTGACCGATTTCAAACATATTTGGACACTCAAGCAGAGGATTACTTCTATCAAGATGAAGAAGGTAAATGGCATAAGAATTACTCTGAAACAGAAGATACGCTCCACTTCTCACAAGAAGAAGTGGACGCTCTTCTAAAGCAAGAGTTATTAGATGCTATTAACCGAGTGCCACATGAACCGTCGGAAGCTGCAAGCAAGGGTACAGCTTTTAATGAGGTCGTTGATTGCCTTATCCATAACAGGAGAAGTGAGAATGACAACGTTATTATCAAAACTATAACAAGTGGGACAGATTTGTTTAATGCACGGAATAGGAACCATATCCGCATTGCTGATAAGTTGGATGGGATAATTTCAATAATCCCAGAGCATGATTTACCTCACTGTGAAGCTCTATGTAAGAAAGCCATATCGCCATTCATATATGCTGCATGTGATTATTTCGAGTTTCTGTTTGACATACCATTCTGTAAGTCTGTTGCAGAGTATTTCAAAGGCTCTTTAAGCCAAGTATTCACGTCAGCTACTCTTGATACCAAGTTTGGCAAAGTTGAGCTATACGGATATATAGATGAGTTGCGTGAGAATAAGGTCTATGACTTAAAGACCACTTCTCGATATGAATTCGGAAAGTACGCTAAGTATTGGCAAAGGCACGCATATCCCTATACGCTCATTGAAAGTGGAATGTGTACTGAGATTAACTCTTTTGAGTTCACTGCATACGCCTTGAAAGGCGGTACCAGTAGAACACCTCTCATTACAGGAGTGCAATACCCTGAGGTTTATCAGTATGACCACGAACAAAGTAAGGTCCTTCTTAAAGAAATTTGCGAGCGATTTTGTGAGTTCCTTGAAGATAATAGGAGTTTGATAACAAATAAAAAGATTTTCAACGAAGAATAATATGGCAAATCAAATAAGCGGAAAAATTCTTTTGATAGAGAACGCTGTTGATGTTCCTACAAAGAATAATGGCGTTTTTACAAAGAGGAGAATTGTACTTGATGCATCACACTATGACCCTATGACAGGGCAAAAGTTTGAGAACTATCCAGCCTTTGACTTTGTAATGCGAAATGTTCCAAAGTTAGACAGTTTCAAAGCTGGTGATATGGTTACAATTTCCTTTGCTTTGAATGGTAGACCTTTCGAGAAAGATGGCAAGAAAGATTACTTCACGTCAGTTGTAGGATATGATATTGCTCCTTACCAACGACAAAACGGAAACTATCAGCAACCAAGTAATAGCCAGCCTGCTACTTCGCAAGGAGTGCAAAATAGCACAAATGAGCAGAGTCAAAGTCAGCAAGGCAATGTAGCTTCGCAGAATGAAGATGATTTACCTTTCTAAGACATGGAAGAAAAGTTATCTCAAAAGAAAGTTATACTCGACCACTTGAAAAAGTTTGGTAGTATAGAGCCTCTTACTGCTTTACGAGAGTATGGATGTTATCGTCTTGGTGCTCGTATCTCTGACTTGCGTAATGATGGGTATAACATCATTACAGAAACTATAAAGTCTGTCAGTCGTATCACTGGCAGGCCAGTTCACTTCGCAAATTATAAGTTGGTTAAAAATGGCTCTGTATAATCTCTCGAACGAATATGACTTGCAAAAGTTTAAGGAGAAATGTAATGACATGGAACGAAAGAAAGCCTATGTTGAATTGAAGAATAAGTTAACTACTCGTTCGTTGGCGCAGAATTCATATTGCCACGTGTTATTAGGTTTCTTCGGTTCAGAATTTGGCTTACCAATAGAGCAAGTCAAGTATGACTTCTTTAAGAAGAAATGCAATAAGGATATATTCGAGAGAACGAGAACTAACAAGCGAGGACAGCAAGTAACCTATTTAAGAAGCACGACAGAATTGGACAAAGGAGAAATGACAACTGCAATCGAAAGATTCCGTAATTGGAGTGCGTCAGAATGCGGCTTATATTTACCAAACCCCCACGAGTCCGAAATGCTGTTTTATGCACAGCAGCAAATAGAAAATAATAAAGAATTTTTATAAATCAAAATTAGATTATGCTCGCAGATTTAAAAGAGTATCGCCCAGCAAAGATTGACTTTGTGTTGGACGACAAAGCAAAAGAAGAATTTAAGGATGTTATGGTGCTTTGCAAAGGCGCCAAGTCTTCAAAAGAATTATTGAAAGTATTTCGTGAAAAATTCAATTGTTTGTTCCCAGAAGGAGAATTGGCAACTCGTCAGTATGATGCTCACGAAATTGCAATGATTCGTGAAGAGTATTGTCTGAAAGAAGAGAACGATGTTCCTAAGCGTAAACAGGAGTTGCAGGAAACACTTGAAGCTATCAAGGCAATGAAGAAGAATGCTGAGGAAGCATACAACTCTATTTTACTTGAAATTGCTGATTTGGCAGCAAGAGTAAAAGAGGGAACGACTGATATCAAGTTGTCTTCAACTGAAACAGTTCGTATTGCGCTCAACGGTTACTTTTTGTTCTACTCGTGGGTAGATGGAGAAATGAAGCTCGTTAAAACACAGAAGATACCAGAGTTTGACCGTAACGGATTGTGGTCACAAGAAGACGTCAATAGAGAAGCTATGAAGGAAATGTTCGGTATAGAATTTCCAGAAGTAAAGAAGCCAAGTATTGAAGAAATGTCTGCATCTGATGACGATTTTCCTTTTGGAAACGAAGATGAGTAATTATTAAATAACAGGATTGTGTGTCTTGACACACAATCCTCTAAAAAGCAATGAAATCATGGAAGAATGGAGAGATATAAAAGGTTTTGAAGGCCTTTATCAAGTCAGTAATTTAGGACATGTAAAAAGCGTTTCAAGAAAGATATGGAATGGCAAAGGGTTTTTCCGCTCCAAAGAAAAGTTTGTTAGTCAGGTTCTCAATCATAAAGGTTATTTAATGGTCCAATTATGGAGTAATAAAAACTTCAAGACAATATCTGTTCATCGGCTTGTTGCCGATGCGTTTGTCCCCAATCCGAAGAATCTCCCACAAGTTAATCATAAAGATGAAGATAAAACAAACAACAAAGTGTCTAATTTGGAATGGTGTACGGCGAAATATAATATCAATTATGGGACAGCTAAGATTCGAATGGCAGAGAAATGTTCCAAGCCTGTAATAGGTTCTTCGTTGGTAACACAGGATTGTGTAAGGTTTGTTTCCGCTGCCGAAGCTGGAAGAAATGGATTTTGCGCGAGCCATGTTATAGAATGTTGCAATAATAAAAGAAAAACTCATAAAGGTTACATTTGGAATTGGCAATGACACGTTTCGTACTTCGAGATTATCAGAAAAAAGCAAGTGATGCTGCAATATTGGCTTTTAGCACTAAGACAAAAAGAAATGGAATATTGATTTGCCCTACCGGGTCAGGAAAGTCTTTGATTATTGCTGATATTGCTTCTCGTCTAAACGCCCCTTTAGTTGTTCTGCAACCAAGTGCTGAAATCCTGATGCAGAACTTTGAAAAACTACAGAGTTATGGAATACTTGATTGTGCTTGCTATTCTGCTTCTGTAGGTTGTAAGGATATCAACAGAATCACTTTTGCCACTATCGGAAGCGTAATGAATCACATGAATGACTTTAAGCATTTCAAGTATGTGCTTATAGATGAGGTTCATGTTGTTAATAGCAGGGGTGGTATGTATGAGAAATTTATAAATTCAGAAGATTGGCAGGTAGTAGGATTAACAGCAACACCATATCGTCTTAGTTCGTATATGAATGGCTCAATGCTTAAATTTCTCACTCGTACACGACCACGAATTTTTAGCGAGGTTTTATACGTCTGTCAAACATCAGATTTACTTGCAAAAGGGTATTTGGCAAACTTAAAGTATTACGATTTAACTGCAATCAATATTGAGAATGTTATAAGTAATTCAACAGGTGCCGATTATGATGAGAAGTCTTTGAAACTTGAATATGAAAGAACCGGCTTTTTTGATAAACTCACAACTACAACATTGCGAGTTCTGAAACCAAAGAATGGTATTCCACGCAAAGGAGTATTAGTTTTTACTCGCTTTGTTGAAGAAGCTGAGAACCTTGTTGAGAAGTTAAAGATAAAAGGAGTTTCCGCTGCTATTGTTACAGGTACAACTCCGAAAGTAGAAAGAGAGAAACTTCTAAATGATTTCAAAAGTGGGAAAATAAAGGTTGTTGCGAATGTTGGAGTTTTGGTTGTCGGCTTCGATTTTCCTGCGTTGGACACTGTTATTTTAGCACGTCCGACCAAATCACTTGCATGGTATTACCAAGCAGTTGGTAGATGTATCCGACCTTTCAAAGATAAAGATGGTTGGGTTATAGACTTAGCTGGAAACTATAAGCGTTTCGGCAAGGTTTCTGATTTGAAAATAGATGTTGAGAAACCAAACTCACAACTTTGGTGTGTGAAAAGTAATGGGAAAATTTTAACTAATAGAATATTTTAAAATGAGTGATATTTTGGATATGCTGCAATTAACATACGCTATCATATCGGCAAAGCGAAATACTATGCGCTGCGCTTTAATGGAGGGGGGGGTGTTTCTTGTAAGTGAGAAACGTTATAACGAACTTAAAGCACAGAATATACGTGAATGATTCAAGAATTTAATATTGATATATACTCTCGGAAATTGTGGATAGCAACAAGTTGGGAAGATGTTAAAGACAAATTTACAACTTACGGAGGCTATGAATTTAAGAAATCAGA